TGGCATCACGCAGCGCATCGGCGGCGCGCTGCTGCGCCTCGGTCAGTTGGGATGAGGCCCTGGCGGTGGTAACGGCTGCGCTGCCGGCTGCACCCAGCGCCGTGGCGGCGTCATGTGCCGCCGTGCTGAGCGCGTCAACGGCAGCGGGAGTACTCCCGAACGCATCGTCCACAGCTTGGCCGGCCTGCGCGCCTTCCGTGCCGATGTTCTGCAGTGCTGCGCCTGCCTCGTCGCCCGCCTGGTGAGCAGCGTCAACGATGCGTTCCATCCCCTGGTCAAAGTCCACCACCGCCTTGTTGGCGCCCGCTTCCAGCGGCTTGCCATCCAGGCCCAGGCGAACGGCGACGTCTATCGGATTGGTCATGTCAGGCGGCAGGCGTCAGAAACAACCATGCGCGGCAAATCCGGGGCTTGACGCGCATGGCATGGGGCGCTCCACCGGCAGGCAGAGCGGCAAATTCAGGGGCCGGTGAGCGGCTGTGCTCAGGCCACCAGGTCGGCGCGCAAGAAGCCCGACAGGCCCGGCCCCTTGGTCGGGTCGCGCAACATTTCCCACTTGAATGAAAGCTCGATGGGCTTGTCGCTGATGAGTGTCATCTTGTCGGCCGGGCGAATGAACACGCGCCACAAGTCCACCAGCGCCGGCTTGCCTGAGGCGGCCTCGTTCAGCCCTTCGAAGAACAGCTCCAGCTCGGTATCGAGCTGCGTCAGGCCCTCAATACGGCTGTACTTCCCGTGGTCGTAGGTAATGAACAGGTTGGGCGTGTCGTCGTTGGTAGCGTCAGGGATGGCGCCATCAGCCGCAATCTGGATGCCGCTGGCCGTCACGGTGTAGTCGGTGCCCTCGTCATAGGTGGTGCCGCCCGATGCGGCCGAAGCCACAGAGGCCACCGATGTGGGCGGGTGCTCAAGCCGCACCAAGCCACCTTGGTAGCCCACTTGCGGCTCGTCAGGCACCGTGCCGGCTGCCACGCTGGTGACCGTGCCGCCCATCGCCAGCGCCCAATTCTCCGGGGTGATGTTGAGCAGCTTGACCTGGGCGGTGGCGCTCTTCACCCGCACGAACTTGTCTGCCAGGCCACCGCCCAGGCGGGTGTAGTCGGGCACATCGTTTTCGGTGAGCTGCGCGTCGGTGTCGAGCTGGGCGCAGTTGCCCAGCGGGAGGCGGGCTTGCTTGGTGCCGTACTTGCGACCGTAGAGGTTGCCAACGCCGATGTAGGAGGGCATGGTGAGTCCTTTGCTTTCAAACAGTGATCTGGGTGGTAAAGAGCAGCGGGTAGTAGCTGATGCGGGCGCCGTATTTGGGCTTCAGGCCAGAGGCCGCCACCCAGGCCAGCGCTCGGGTGCAGCCTGGTGGCTTCCAGCCATGCAAGGCCTTCACGGTGGCCGGGATCAAGCCGCCCACTTCGCTGGCCACCCGGTCGCGTTGAACGCCGCCCGCGCGCACGGCCAAAATCACGATCCAGCCCTGCACCACGGTAGAGGTGGGAATCTGGCCATTGCGCCCGCCATCTGGCGTCAGCTCGTCGAGCATCACCACCGCAGCGGGCACTTGCTTGGGGTCGCCCACGGCGGGGTCAATCTCGTCGATCAACAGGCTCTCCCGCAGTGCGCTCACTTCGCCGGCCAGGCGCGTGGCCATGGCTCGGCCGATGTAGAACGCATCAGCGTCCCAAGCCGGGTTGTTGGGCAGGGGCGGTGCAAGCGGCATCAGTACCCCCGGCCGAAGTGCTTGCCGTCGGAGACCACTTCCGGCAAGTTCTGGCTTTCGTCAGGCAGCGGGGCACCCAGCGCATCAACACCCAGTTGCAACTCGCCCTTGCGGATGTAGCCCAGGTTCTTCTGCGCCGTTTCGTACTTTGTTTTCACCAAGGCGTTGGGCTCGGCCTGGTGCAGATAGAAATAGGCCAGATCCAGCGCCAGGTAGCACAGGAGCACCGGCACGCTGGAGAGCGGCAGCGCGTAGCGCCCGGCCAGCACCGCATCCACCTCGGCATTGGCCCGGTCGCAGGCGCGCTGGGCCACCGCCGAGTCCACCGCATGGGTGCGGGGCGTGGCGCGGTCGGTTTGGTCGATCATTTCCTGCTCACCGAATTCGGCGATCAGGTCGGCCGGGCTGACGTAGCTCATCGTGGGGTTCCGTGGGTCTGGGAGGCGTGCGCTGAGCGGGCTCAGGCCTTGGCTTTGCTCTTGCCGGCAGCGGAATCTTCAGCGGCCGGTGCGGCAGCAAGAGCTTCATCGGGCACCTCAACTTCCATCGTCGTGCGAGCCACCACCAGGCCCTTGCCGGCTTCGCTCTCCAGCGCTTCCAACTGGGCCGGGCTGAATTCGGCTTGCGCCACGGTCTGAGTGCCAGGGCCCCACAGCCGGCCAGCGCGGCGAAAGCCCTTGGCGGAAGTGGCGGCAATGGCAAGCGCCGGTACGGTTTTCTTGGCCATCGAAGGCTCCTTGTGATGAGGGTTGGGGCGGAGGCTGGGTCAGGCGGGCTCAGGCCAGCCAGGGGCACACCACCACCGTGGCGGTGTTGCGCATGACGTTGGTGGCGCCGTTGGCCAGGCTCTCGGCCTGGATGATGTCCAGCGCAGCGCCCTCGAGCTGCGGCGGCACCAGCAGCACCTTGGTGCGAATGGCCAGCGGCACGCCGGCGTCGTTCTTCAGGCTCTGCATGCCGGCGCGGGCGGCCTTGTAGTTGGTGGTGTCCAGCGTCTGGCGGCTGCAATAGGCCATTTGCCACATGCCAAAGCCCACATTCAGCCGTGCATCGGCACCCCAGGCGAATTCGTTGAACTCGAACACCCGATCACTGTTGATGTCGGTGATGGCGTGGAAGGCGTAGTCGCGACGGCGCTGGAAGATCAGCGGGCGCAGGTAACGCGAGTTGTCCAACAGGTACCAAGCCTGGCCCGAGCCGCCGCCGTAGTTGGATGCGCTGGTTTGGTTGCCTGCCAGGCCCACCGGGTGGTCGGTGTCGAAGAAGTACTGGCCGTCGTAGCACTTCACGTCGTTGCCGCTTTGCAGCAGCCCAAAGAGCATCTTGTCGGGGTGTTGCTTGGCGTCGTTGCCCAACAGGCGCGAGGTCACGCCATAGGTACCGTGCAAGTCGTCTTCAATCTTCTCGCGCTTGACCTTGAAGGAGTCTTCCCAGGTCTTGTTGCGGATGGCGTAGCCGTGCTCTTCCAGGCTTTGGTATTGGCGAGCGCCGATCCACTCCCGGAAACCCGTGGTCTGGCCCAGCCAGGAATACTCGTTTTCTGCCGAGCTGCTGGGCACATCGGTGGCGAACTGCATCGCCATGGTTTCGCCCGTTTCCAGCCCTGCCTGAAAGGCGGCGCTGTAGGCCCGGTTGAGGGTTTGCAAGTTGTGGATGGTGATTTCCATGATGGGTTCCTGTGTGCTCAGTGGGGTGGCGGTTCAGTGGTTCAGCACTCGTCGCCAAACCAGGTGATCCAGACGGTGCCGTCGTCGTCCACCTCCCAGACCTGGCCGCCGGTAGGGCTGCGGCTGCTGCTGCCGGAGGTGAGGGCCACGGTCTGGTCGTCCACGATGTAGGGCGTGAGGCCGATGTGGGCGCGGGTGATTTGGTCTGCGCCCGCGCTGTTTTTGAAAGGCCAGCAGGCGGCGGAGACTTCAGCGCTCAGGTCGCCATTGGCACCGGTGCTGTTGTCCACCCGGGCTTGCACCACGCCCACGCCGCGCAGCGTGGTGCTGGTGGCACCCTTGGTCAGGAAGCCGGTGGCGTTCACGGCGACCAAGGCCCCGGCATAGAGCAGCGCGCCAGCGGCCACGGGCAGCACGCGGGGGCCGCAGCCCTTGACGGGCACGTTGCGATCAGAAGTCAAAGCAGTCATGAAAAGGGCTCCGGGAATGTGGGGCGGGTGGTTGGGTGGCAGGTCAGGCCATGGCCTTCTTCTGCTTCTTGAAGTCCTCCGGGCTCACACCGCAGGCGCGGCACATGGCCAGCTCGGCTTCGGTGAGCGGGGCGGCCGGGTCGGCAGCCGGTGGGGCTTTGCCGCCGCTCTGGCCTTGGGTCAGCGCGGTGTTGGCCGGCGCTGCGGCCACCAGGGTTTTGAGTTGCGCCAGGTCTTTGCGGCCAATGGCCAAAAGCTGCTCGCGCATGGCAGGCACGAACTTGGTGGGGATGGCCGCTTCAACCAGTTCGGTCAGCTCCTTCTCGTTCACCTGGGTGCGCAAGGTGGCGAGCTCGGTTTGCACCGAGCGCAGCAGCACCAGGGTGGGCTCGGCGGTTTCACCCTTGTCGGCCTTGGCCTTGAGGACGGCCAGGGCGGTGCCGCAGTCACCCTCTGTGGGCAGGCCCAGGGTGGCTTTGAGCTTCACCAGCTCGGCGCCCGCTGCGGCAACTGCCGCCGCATCGGTTTCAGCCTTGGCTTTGAGCGTGGCCACATGGGTGTGCAGCTGCTCCGCCGTGGCTGTGGGCAGCGCAAACAGGGCGCGCAGTACTTCAAGCAATTCCATGGAGAGGGGCTCCTTCTGAGCGGTGGTGTGAGGTAGGGGGAGCGGGGTTTCGGTAGCTGCGGCGGCGCGCAAGCGGGCTTGCACGGCGGCCATGCCGAGCAGCGCGGGGTGATTGGTGAGGGCGCCGTTTTCAATGCCCACCACGCGGCCGGTGTCGGGGTCGTACTGCAATACCGGGCTGAAGAAGCGGTATTCGCCCGCGTCGATGTAGCCCTTGGCGCGTACCGTCCAGTCCACATCGGCCCACAGGCCGGCGGCTGATCGCCACTCAAAGCGGGTCATGAAGCCAGCCGCCGGGGCCGGCAAGCCGTTTTCTTCAGCCAGGTAGGTTTGGTGCTCGTAGTCGATCACCAGCGGCGTGAGCGCCGCAATGCCATTGAGGTGGGTGGCCAGTTGCTGGCCTTGGGCATCGCTCAGGCGCCACTTCTGGCCGGGGCCGGGGCGGCCGTCGCGCGCCGCAAATTCACCCGCCGGAATGACTTGCACCTTGCCGGCGCTGCCGGTCAGGGCCAGGGTTGCGGAGAGGAGCGCGGTAAGAAGTGCCATGCCGCCATCTTCTGGCGTGGCGCCAGCGCCGCACAGCTAAGGTGGCTTGTCAAATTCAAGGGCCCCGCACGCGCGCGCAAGGCCGAGTCAGGTCAGTCGAACAGGCCTTCGAGCCAGCCCGTGACTTCAGCCAGCACCGCGTCGCGGTCGCCGTCTGCGAGCACCCCGGCTTCAGGGTCAGCGGTGAAGATGCCCCGGCGCGGCATCCGCGCTGTGCTGTATTCATGCAGCAAAGGGATGGACCAGTTGCCACCGTCGAGCGGCCCGGTTTTGCCGCCATCCGTGCGGCGTGACATGCCAATTTCGAGCGCGTCGTCCACCACCTGGCTGAACAGCGAAGCGCGCATTTGCCCGGTGCGCTCCAGCAGCGTGCCGCGCTTCACCACCGTACCCGCATTGGGCCCGGTCTTGGGCGTGTCCTCCCGCGCGTAACGCTTCAAGGTGCGTGGCGCCAGGGGCGCCCAAGCCTGCCCCTGTGGGTCGGTCTTGCTGTCAAACCGGGCGTTGATGCGCATCTCCAGCACGCCGCTTATGCCTTCAAGCATCGCATGGGGGTCTCGCACCTGGCTGACTGCTTTGGCCAGGGCGGCGCGCAGCGCGTCTTCACCGAGCAGGTCCACATACAGAAGCTGGGCCATGTCTTAAACTCCGTTGGCTGCTGCCTGTGGCGTGCCGGGAAAACAGTGCGACTGGCCGGGTGTGCCGCTGAGCCCTCCCCAGCGGTTCATCGTATGCGGGTTTAGCCTTCCGCCAGGCAGCAGCACCCACCACCTCACTGTCATAGCTTGCCCCACAGCAGCTCATAGCGCGTGCGGTCACCCAAGGCTTGCGGGTTCATCACTGTCACGGTGCGCACCACATTGACGGGCACCGTTGTCCGCTTGCCTTCAAGCTTGGTCTTCACCGGCTCGTCCACCTTCACCACCAGCTTGGCCACGCTGCCATTGGCTTGCGGCATGTCCACCACATAAAACAGCACCGGCGGCTCGGTGCCCATCTCACGCAGCACGGCGCTGGGGTTGCGCAACAGGTCGGGCAACTGGCGGTAAACCTCGTCAGGCAAGCGCACCTCGGCTGGCTTGGTGGGCCGCAAGGTGTGCAGCACATCGGTATCGCGCACTGCCAGGGCGGCTGAGCGCAGCGAGTAGCCACCGGCCTCCAGCCCGCGCACCACGGTGGGTGCCATGGCTGCGATGTACTTCAGCTCGCCCCGGCCCTGCCCACGTGCCACCACCTCATCCACCCAGGCCGCAAAACGCTCAGTCGCCTGGCGCTGCATGGCCGGGTTGGCCAGCGTGGCTTCGGCCACGGCCACGGCGCCGGCCAGGGGTGAGCTGGCAGCGGCCTTTCGCAAAGCGGTTTCAAAAAAGCCCTGGTCGCGCAGCTTGCCGGGGTTGTAGGCAAAGCCGGGGTCAATGCCGCGCGGCACCGGCACCACTTCACCCGTGGCCGGGTTCACGTAGGTGATCCAGTCCACCGGCGGCGCGGTGGTCTTCACGTCTTCGCCGGCCTTCTGGCGGCGCTCCAGCTCGGCGGCGTCCAGGCTGAAGGCGGTGCAGCGGCAGCGCCAGCCACACGGTGGGTAATGCGTGTTCCACCAAGGGTCATCCACCGGCAGGCACACCCCATTCCAAGGCCGGTGCGAGGTGCGCACGCGCTCGTCGCGCATGGTGCGGTACATCACAAAGGGGAAACGCTTCTTCAGCCGCTCAATGCGCTGCCAACGCCCGGCAGCGTGGCTTTGGCGCATGTTCACTTCGAAGATGGTGCGCAGCCGGTTGTCGTTGAAGCGGGTGATGCGGCTCTCGCCCGTGGCCGGGTTGGTCACCTCGATGTCGCCCCACCAGCCCTCGGCCACCAGGCGGGGCCGGATGCGGTCAGAAAAGTCTTTGAGGCTGCGGCCTTCCTTGATGGTGAGGTCCAGCTCGTCTTGATAGATTTTGAGGATGTCCAGCCGCGACACGCCGGCCACCGCCACGCCGCGCCCATGCTCTTGCTGGAAAACGTCTTGCCAGCGGAATGAGGGCAGCAGCTCGCCCCGGCGCTGGAACGCTGCTGCCGCGTCAGCGGGCGTCATGCTGCCCATCTTCAGGTTGTCGGGTACGGCGGTGGGCATGGGGTCAGCCCTTGTTCACAGGCGTCGATTCGTTGCCAGCCAGGTCGAGATCGGCCGCGCCGGTCAGGTTGGCTTTGAAGGCGGCGTCGGCCAATCCTGACCCCAGCGCCTCAGGGTCCATCAAACCCAACAGCGCCGGCACGCGATCGCGGAACGCCTGCGCCGACTCGCCCGCAGCAATCGCCCGGTCCAGCTCAGCCAGCAGCGGCTCCACCATCGGGGCCAGCATCGGGCGCCAGTCGTTCAAGGCATCGTCC